AGTTGACACCATATTTTCTTTTTTCAAATCCTAATTCAGTCATTACGTCAATTATTTCTTGATTAGAAACGTAAACACCAATTGAACTCTCGCAAATATGCTTTAAACTATAAGAACCTGGAGCATTTGAATTAACGTTTTTAGTTCTTGTAAGGGCATTTTCCACCCATTTTTTTATGTATTCTGTTTTCATAATCTTAAATTGTTGTTACAAATATATACTCTAAATCTAACCAATCATTTTTGGATATTTTAATCACTTGGATGACTTCATCATTAAAATCAAATGTGTCTTTCAAATTAATTTCTCCAAAACTTTCACCTACAGGATTAACTTTCAAATTATCTACGTTAATCATAAGCCTTTGTAATTCCCCTTTTCTTTCTTTAAACTTTTTCATAATTACCATTCTGTTGTGTTAGTTATACAATAATTATCTCCTGGGTGTGCATTCATCCAATCCCCCTCTGTTAGATAAAATGTTTTTAAATTATTAGTGTTTGAATTTCTAATTGTAATAGAGTACTCATGTACATTATCACTTACTATTCTACCACACGTTGATGGTTCTTTTGAACAGCTTAACATAGTTAATACTGTTGCTACTGCTAACATTACTTTTTTCATGATTACTTGTTTAATGATGGGTTGTGTACTACACTTAAAGTTGTGCCGTCTTTTAATACTGTCGTTTTAATTGTGTAAGCCACACTTTTTAACGATCTTGTTTGTTCTTTTGTCGAACAACTTGCTAAAGCTAACAAGCCTAAAGCAATTACTAGTTTTTTCATACTGTACTTATGTTAAATTAAAAAACCCACATTGTGCTTTCGGAGTACAGCCTACTAACACAATATGGGTTTACAAATGTCTTTTGTTTTACGATGCCTGTACTTCATCTTAACACTCTACAAATATAACTGCTATTTTCTTTGTTTGTTTCACTTAAATAAAAAATAATGTTAATTTATAATCGTTCTAAATAATATTTGTAAAGTAGTGTAAAGTAGTGTAAAGTAGTGTAAAGTAGTTTTGGACACTACTTTGTAGGTTTTATAGGGTTTGTAGCGTTTTTTTACACTTTTTACACGAAATAAAAAATTAAAAATATTTTTACGTTTTGTTTTATTTATTTGTTGGTGTAAAGTGTCCAAAGTGTAAAATTATACACACACAAAAAAACCGACTTGTTAGGTCGGTTTAGTTGGTTATAAAACTTTTTTTAATAGGTAAAGTAATTCTTTAATTTGTTTATGTGCATTTGCACCACTCTTTTTAATCCTTCTACTTCTGATTTAAATTCGTTAACTCTTTGATTATGGTTTGCTGCTATTCTTGAGTTTCTTCGCTTTAAATAAGAACCACCAACTCCATTCTCATTATGTTTTAAAGCCGTATTGTTATCAATGTAACTTTGAAGATATTCAATCCTTTCGTTTATTTCGTTTATTCGCCTGCTGTGGTGTTCTTCTACTGTTTCCATTAAAACTTTTTTAACATTTCAATATAGCCCTCATCTTCTGCGTATCCTATCTTTTGTAAGAATACGTAATAATCGCCTTTAACGTATCTTTTATCTTGCCAAGTCTTGTAATACTCTACGCAAGCGTCAACGCTCTTAAAACGCATTAAACGACCCTTATATATGAATCCAAACGCGTTGTTGTACTCCGTGAATGCTCTGCTAACTCCATTTCCTGTTTCAAGGCGATATTGTGCGTAAACAATCTCAGGATGTTTTATCCCCTTGTCTTTGATTTGCTGTAAAGTCAATTGAGCGCCACAGATACTGCTCATCAGGAGACAACTCGTCATAAGTAGGGGTTTTATAAATGTAATCTTCTTCATAATATGCTTCGTTTTTATGCCCAAAATATAGGCTTGTTATATACTTTTTTCCTTCCCATGTTGCGATTGCGTGTCCAACGGTCGCAACAGGAACGTTTAAATGTTTAGCGATGTCCAACTGAATCCAGCCTGCTTCGAGCATATTACGCACACGCTCGTAAATGTAATCATAACTCGAAGGGCTTTTCACAATAACAATTTATTAAAATGTTTTGAAACGGTGCGTCTTGGTCGTAATCGGTAACCATGTACTCACCTGACCCTCCACACGTTGTACATTGGTTAATTTCTTTGAAGTTGTCAAATTGTTCTAACTCCATCGTTGTACAGATACGGTCGCCTATTTCATCGTAAACTAATCCGTCTTGTATGTAAAGACGCTCTCTAAGGTCTTCAAATGATGCGTATACACTATCAGCATCAAGGCTTACAAATTCAACGTCAGAAGGCATAATTAACGTGTCTACCTTGAATATTTTTTTAATTAACTTCCTCATAACTTCTACCTATTAAATAACAACCTAATAATCCAAATGCAATCCATATTGCTGTGGATGTATTCCAGTAGCGATTTACAAATCCTACTGAAATAATACATATTAAAATGTAAAGTAAAGTTCTAGCGTGCTTCATGACCCATAATTTTTAAAATGAATAAATAATTTTCTCCTACAAGTTTTTGTACTTCGGTTTTTAACTTTTCTGAATACGGTACTTTTTCGCATTTGTTACCATAACCAAAATTTTCTCTAATTTCGGTAATTTGGCTTTCAATTAAATCTGCTGTTTTCATCATTTTTCTCCAAATAAATTTTCAAAATAATTATCTTCTTCATATTTTTTTTCGCATTCTGCTTTATCATCATTTTGCCCCGGGTAATAATAATCAACATGACTTACCATTCCCGTTACAAAAGCTGATTTTATAAATGCTTCAAATAACATTTCGGCTTTTTGATATGAATTTAACATATCTACATTAATTTTAGTTCTAAAATCTTTACCAAATAAATCACTCATTAAAGTTTCTATTGGTGTTTCTCTAAATTTTTTCATGATTTTAAATATTATAAGCGTTATAATTAATATCGTAATTGCCTACATCATTTGATTTTTCAACTAATATAGTCGCAATTGCTAAACTTTTGCTATCTCCTAATCTAACTAAACAGTTAAATGTTTCAATTTCCTTTTTTCCTTCCCAAGAAAATAAAATATTTTCTATTTGTTTTTCTGTTAGTTCAGATGCAAGCGTGTAAATTTCATTTTCCATTGTGTTTATGTTTTTAATTATATTACAAATTTAAACATTTATTATTAATACGCAAACTTTTAAGCAAAAAAAAAGCGATTTATTTCTAAACCGCTCCAAAACACACGTATAAAGGTACTAAAATTCTTCTAATAAACAGTATGTTATCCTATTTTGATTTTTAATCATGTTAATGATCATGCTGTATTGTTCTACATTATTACACACTTGGCACCCTGCTGAATAGCCACCGATATTTTCACCAATCTTTTTTACGGATAAATCATTTGAAATACTGTGAAAGTTGATTCCGTAACCACTCCCCTTGATAGGTATTCCAATTTCCTCACTTTTACCATCACGGTCTCCGTCACGGTAAACGATAAAGTTACCAACTTGACGTAATGCAGGCATTTTACCTTGGTGTAAACCATAAGCCCAAACATCGTAATACCATTCGTTGGATTTAACAACTGCTGCACCTACTTTGTTATACTTCAAATAACCACCTTCTAAAATTGGTGTACCGGGGTTAGTTGTACCTGTAACAACTTTTACAAATTGTTCACCGTTAAATAAGTAAAACTTGTCGTCGTACTTGTTTGGTGCATCCTCATTGCTTCTAACTCCAAGAATCCAATATCCTAATGGAATAGTTTTGAACGACTTCAACTCTTCTACTCTATCAAGTAGTTGGTCTGTTGTGTAGTTTCTAACGTTGCTCATCTACTGTAAGTTGTGATAATACTCCTGCTACTGAACCAACTGCAACCATATAAGGTGCAATTGCCAAACCAAAAGGCGGTGCGATTAAGACTGCTCCTATTCCTCCGATTGCTATTCCAACACTTTGCACTTTTTTCCAAAAGTTGGGCGTCGGTGCATTCCATCTATTTCTTAATAACTTCAAAACTTCCATCTGTAAATTTTATCATGTAATTACCTGAGTCGCTCCAAACCGTTTGAATGACTTTATTATTTATTATTTGCCCTTCGTAGAATTTACGCTTCATTACGGTAGTTCTGTTATTACTGGGTTATAGTCTATTTCGGGTAAAGTCCAACCAAATAAAATATCTGTTGTGCAATTGAAATACTCTTCATTTGAAATAAACCATACGCCGTTAGCGTCTAATGTAGGATTGAAAAATTGAACACCGTCATATGTTTGCCCTACTAACTGTTCTTTTTGTTCTTGTGTCAATTGTCTTACTTTCATTATACTTGACGAGATAAAGTTGTTTGAAATGATTGTACTGCTGAGTATAAATTAGCTGCTTCTGTGTCTGATAGGTCGTCACCGATTGATGCGAATGCACATTCTTTAGATGAAAAATTAGCTGCACTTGGATTTTCATTTCTTGCACCGATGTATATTAATTTATTAGGATTCTCAGTAAGGTCTAATGTAGTATATGTACCTTCAGAAGTTCCATTTTTATAAACTTCTTTATCTGAGGTTGACCTTCTTGTGCCTAACCAAAAACCTCTAGAATCAGTAGTAGATGTAAAGTTAGTACCTCCAGCTAAATTCCCAGATTGATAAGAATTTGCAACTCTTAAGTGTTGTATTTTAAGTGATGTGCTATCGTATATACCCATCTCAACTTGTATCCCACTTACATTGGTTCTTGAATAATAAGATAAATGATTTATTAATGGTATAACTACTGAAGGGTTTAACTTAGTGTCAGCATAAGATGTTGTTCCATTTGGTAATGCACCAGTGCTTGAATGTGTCCACCCACCATTAAAAACTAATCTATAAGCTGCATCTAAATCCCTTGAGTCTTTTAAATTCCACTTATGAGTTGAAGCAGTACCTCCTACGAATGGATAAAGAGCTTTCATTTTAGTCCAAATGTTATAAGTTTTCAAATCAGTTACAAGCGTGTTAATCGCTGTTTGTTGTGTTGAATCTGAAATACTTGCGGCCGTAATGAATGAAAGTGCATCCGCATCAAAAGTTCCCCCACTACTTGCTATTATTCCGTGACTTGCTAATATCATTTAGGTAAATTTTAAGTTTAATTATGTTTTCCTCCTTTGGTTTATACTCTTTCTTTTTCTTCATAAATACCAATTAGTTAAATAGTTATTATGTTGTGGGTAAACATCACCATTCTCATTCGTTGTATACTCAGGAAATAAACTATTGTTTTTACAAATATAGTCTAAAAATCTTTGCGAGTAACTTTCAGCAATACGTTTTTCTTTTTCAATTAAGTAGTCAACTTCTTCCTTAGATACGATTTCACTATTTTCAGATTGGTGCTTATAAATCCCTTTATTTGAAATTGTGTAAGCGCAAAACGGTAAATATTCAACCATAGTGAAATGAATCAACATAGGCTTTAAATACGACCTTACAAGCGTTATATAATTACCCGACAAAGTGTTGTTGGTAATATCCGTTTTAATCTTATCCAATAGCTTACTCCCCGTGTATTGTTGAATCCAAATGTTTTGCGCAACAAGAACAAATTGAATCACTTTGTCAACGTCTGTATTTGCGTTCAAAGAAGTGTATTCTTGTAGGTCTTTTTTTGATATTAATAATGCTTCTGCCATGTCTTAAAATTATTTAGGTAAAAATCCCTTGTTAGGCATATCAATCGGGCGTGTGTAAACTTTTTTGTCGTTCACGGGTACAATCTCACCTAGTTTGCGAGCTATGGAAGGTCTAAACTCCTTCATGTATTTTTGTGCAATTGGTGAATTAACGTCTG